GAGTCCACCAATTTCTACGTTCCCGGTAGCGGCGCTACCTGCAATCATCAACTCAGGATGATCTGTTGCCTTCACTGGCTCCCAGCCTTCACGCATCTGCCGAGATACGTTAGTGGGGTTAGCCTGACCTTGGACATGTGTTCCAATCCAACGATAAGAATAACCCGCCTCTGGGGTCGGATCGGGCAGCGCGTTAGGGGGTACATAGACCATCCTAGCGGATTTATCGCGTGATACTAGGTCACGGGGGATGCGAGTCTCAGCCATTTTAATTCTCCAGTTTTGCCACTTGCGCGGCATATTGTTGCGGGGTCAACTTGAATTTTGCAGCCAACGCGAGTTGCGATGTCGTAAGTTGAATCCGTTTTACTCCAGTTGACCGTGTCGCAGGAGCAACAACCGAAGACGGCTTTCGTGATGCACTTCCAAACACTTCTGGAAATGTAGACTTCATGCGAGAGTCAATGCGCTCAAAGTATTCGTCTGAGCGCGGGTCAACACCCGAGTTCACTAGTTTTTGGTGCAGCCCTAGTGAAAAGCTGGTTAATTCTTCATTTCCCGGAGCGCCGAACCACTGGTTTTTTGCCTGCCAGCGCAGTGTTTTTTCATCAGGTTCTACGGCTGCGGGTTCTGATTTCCGTATTTGTACACCATCTGACGGGGTTTGTAAAGGGGCTGGACGAAAATTCTTTGCTGAGATTAAATTCAGCTTCGCATCCATCAATGCCTCTTGAGCAGCAATGATGGCATCAGTGTCAAAGGATTCCTGTGCAGCCTTGTAGTTCCGTTTTGCCGTTTCCAGTTCCCCGCCAGCGGCTTCCTGTACCTTTTCTGCGTACTGTTTAGCTCCTGTGTGAGCGTATTCCTTGAGTTGCTTGTTTTCATCAAGTAAATGCTGTGCAAGATTCTCTAGCTCCTGCTTTTCCCTAACTATGGACTCCTTTGCCCTGCGTTCATCGTGCCTCGCATGGGTAAGTTCCTTGATTCTGCCCCTAACCTTGTCGGAATAGGACTCTAGCTCATCATCTGAGGGGTCTTCAACCGACTTGTTCAGGGCTTGCCGTCCACGGTCACGTTCTGGAGTGTCATCTACAACTTCAATCTCAATTTCATCTTCTTTTCCCGTTGCAGGCTTTGCTTTCGCCTCTATTTCATCAGGAAATTCATAACTTTCAGCCATATTTTCTCCTTTAAGCGCGGGTTAAGCCGCGAGGGTCTTGCACAACAGCGTCTACTTGGTCATCATTCAGCAGACGAAACTCTTTGCCGTAGATTTTGAAGCGTGTACCAGAATAAGTACGCACCAAAACAAAATCTCCAGCCTTACACCATGCTCCACCGGGGAACTTTGCCTGATCTTTGTATGCATCAGGGCCGACTTTCACCACAAACAGAACAGTGGTAGCGTGTTCTTCCTGTCGCATGTAGGCTCCGGCCTTAATGATGGACGAATCCTCAAAGGTGTCAGCTACATCAGGTACTACGCACAGTAACTTCCACCCAGTAGGGTCTGGTAACTGCTTTGCTTTCTCTTCTTCAGGCGCATCCAGATCAGGCTTTTCCCGTGGCTGGATAGTTTTTGGCAAGCTAATGCCGGGTGGCAGAATAAGATCACTCATCTGATTGTTCAACTTTCTGTGCAAGGTCAAGAAGATAACGCTCTGCGATGGCTAGACCCTGAATAGTCCCGCAGAGTTTTTGGTACTCATCAAAATTGCGGCAAGAACCACCCGCCAAGTCATCAGCGTAGTTGTTCATGTCGGTGCGTATTTTTTCGCGCAATACGCGCACAAACTGATCAATCATTTGGTTTGTTCTCCATATCTTTTATCACTTGCATTGCTTGGAACGCAGCCTGAGCTTTATTCTTGGCTACATCTGCTCCCAGCTTAATCCCTGCCTGCTCCTGTTGAAATTGAGATTTGGCTTGGCTTTCCTTGACCTGTGCGCCTACCCGCATAGCTTCCAACTGGAGATGTCCACTGACCTTCTGCTCTTCCAGTTCTTGCTTATCCATAGTCGCTGCTACATCTGCAAGCATCTTCTTCTCCTTCAGAGCGAGTTCTTTCGCTTTAAGCTGAAGTTCCTGCATCTGCATCTGGATCATTGGGTCTTGAGCTTGTTGTTGAGCTTGCTGCTGTGCTGCCATAGCTTGGTTCTGCTGCGTTACTTGGGTAGCTGCTTGTGCCATCATGGATGACAAAGCGACTTCTACTTCCGGCGGCAGCTTCTCATCTTGAGGCGGCAGCGGTACACCCAGTTGCTGTTCAATCTGCTGGCGGTATTTAAACCCTATATGCTCTGCAATATGCGCGGCCATTGCTGCCTGTATGAGCGGAGCCTTGGGGTTCTGACCAATCAATTGCATGACCGAGGGGTCTTGCATCATTGCCATATGTACACCTATGTGCGCCTGCTGATCCTGATGGAAAAATGCCTTGACTGGTTCTCCCTTGATGATTTCCATGTTCTCTGTTACTGGATCGACTGGAACCTGATCATCTGGGAGCGGCACTAGCTTGTCTGCGTGTTTAATCCCAAGAACCTCTAGCATGTTTCGGTGCAACTGCGGCAGGTCATAAATCTGCGGGGCCATCTGCGCCATCTGGATAACAGCTTGGTACTGGACAACCCGCTGGCTCATGGTGGCTGCGTTGGGATCGCTGACCGGGATTACATCCACATCGTCGTAGTCCGATTTCTTGGCTTTGGGTGAACCTACCTCAGGCTCATAGGTGTAGTCGGGGTCTGTGTAATCCGCGATAATCCGGGCAAGCAGCTTCAGCTCTTGTTTAAACGCATAATGCACCCGGGCTTGGACTGCTGTCATCACCTTGAGTTGACGCTCTAGCAGGGCTAGGGTTGTGCCAACCGGAGCCTGTCCAGACATATCCGATATCTTCATATCAGCGGTAGAGGCAAAGCGCCTGCCCTCTTCCACGATATTCCCAAGCAGGGCCATCAGAACCTGACTTGGCTCCTTATAGGGTAGAGGCAGGATGTTGTCCCGCATCACCCCTGATCCGATATCTACGTCCCGCCACTCTCCCGGTGCAATCGGCGTGTCATCACCTTTAATCCGAAGCCCTCTGGCCTTGAGTCCACCGGGGAGGTTGGACAATGTGCCTGCGTCCACAAGCTGTCGCATAATACTGGTAGCCGACTTCGCGAACCCACCAATGAGGTGGAACAGGCCGAACCCATACGCTCCGAATCCCGGAATGTATTGGTAATGGACAAAATGCTGGCGCTTGAGCTTGAGTTCGTCATTTTCTTCCCAGTTACGGCGTATAGCCAAAATGTCATTGCTACCCTTGATCAAGGTAACAACGTATGGCAACATGATCCCGGTGGGTTCATCGTTCTCATCTACATCTTCAAACCCCTTCAAGTCGAGGTCTGCGTGGATTTCATACAAGATGTACCTGTCATCATTGATATCGCTAAAGCCAGTCTCTTTGTCCTTGGCCTTCTCAATGTCGGTACTCTCCTTGGTTGGGTCACCAAGTTCACAGTCCAGATAAAACCCAGCTTGCTGTAGCTTCCTGATCTCATTCTTGGTCTTACGCATTACATGCGTTACCCTGTAGCAGGACTGTATATCCGATGTCCCATACGGCAGAACAATGTCTTCTGCTGGGATAAAGATAGATATCTGCCGATCAAGATTGGGATCGAAGTACACCTTTTTAAACGCTGACCCTGTAGCTGGTAGGCTCCACAGCATCCTCTCATGCTCTGCCCGGAACTCAACCATCTTCTCCGTTAGCTGGTAGTTCATGTCTGCTTCTACGCGAATTGCAGACTGCTTTTTCTCCGGGGTCTCCTTACCAATAATTTTGGTGCGAACTGGCCCCCGGGCAGGGAATGTCTCCGTTATGGTCTCGCTCTGGAACCTGACAACTGCCTCAGTGATCATTGGGTGGAACACCCCGCAGGCCCCGTTCCACGGCTCTGTCCGCTCCTCATACTGAAGGCCAAGAAGCTTCAGCCCCTCTGTATATGCCTTCTCCCATTCCTTGCGGCTTGCCTTGTCATCATCAACTTCACTAACAAGCTCTGATGCAACTGATTGCATTGCAGACCTATCCATGTACTCCGCAAGGTTGTCGCTGAAATCCTCTTCATCAATAATTTCAACTTCTATCTTGGCTTCAAACTCTGGATCAAGGATTTCTATCTCAACATCCGGGGACTCCAGCATGTCGCTCAAACCCATTGGAGCTTGGTACAGGGATTTGTCTATGGTCATAATGTTTCTCAATAAAATGTGGATTTTCTGCGTGTTTCATACTCATCCTTCTCATCTGAGTCAATGGATATGAAGCCGCCCTGTCTAAACCTAATCAGCGCCTGACTTGTGGAGTCTACAAGGTCATCATGATCCCCATTGGGAAAAGAGGCCATCTCATCCATAAGCTCATCAGCCCAGCGGGTGTCTGGACACCAGACAATCCCAGATGCAAATAAATCAGAAACAGAGTTTAAACGCGCTATCTTATCGTGTCCCTTGCTTGGGGTGTACTCTGAAAGCGGTATCCCTATCTTTCTCAACTCATAGATCAAAGGCGCTCCAGCCGCCTTCTTCTCCACAATCAAAGAATCCGGGTTCCATTCCTTCCACAGCTCCAGAGCCTTTGCTTTCAAGTCGGGGAACTCCATTCTGCGTTTAAATGCATCAAGACATATGATATTGGGTTTTGACACGCCTGTCTTGTCTACTTGATAGAACACGCCCCAAGTTGTGCAAGCCGAGTAGTCCGACCTGTTGGTCTTCTCAAACGCTGTATCCCAAGACTGAATCACATAGTCACATGGCGGGGCAACCTCTGACTCCCATATCTTCCACATGTTCCTCTTGACAATTGCACCCTCCTCTGAGGTGGGATTCTGTTGGTACTGAGCTTCCCACTTGGAAACTGGAATCTCAGCCTTGATTGCCTCCAACTCCTCCTTCTTCCAGAAAGCAGGCCACAGCGGAGTCCCAGAGGGCATGATTGCCGGGAACTCTATGACCTCCCAATCATTAACCCCATCCTTCTCTGAACTCTTGATAATCTGTCCGGTCAAGTCCTTCTTAGACCAACGGGTCATCACAATGATAATTGCCCCTCCGGGCTGTAACCGCTGCCTTGGCCCCGATGTGTACCATTCATACACACCGTCATAAACCGCAGGTGTACCCTGCTTCGCCTCTTGCTCCGAATGAGGATCATCAATGATCAACAGATCAGCACCCTTGCCCGTTACAGCACCACCTACCCCAATAGCGAAGTAATCCCCCCCCTTGTCCGTATTCCATCTCCCAGCTGCCTTGGAGTCACTGGACAACTTGGTGCTGAATATCTTCGAATACGGATCAGAGGAGACCAAGTTCCTGACCTTTCTACCAAAGCCCACTGCAAGTTCTGCGGTGTGTGCAGTCTGAATGATCTTCTTCTCAGGAAACTTCCCCAAGAACCACGCAGGCAG